AATCATATAGTTTCTTTGATTTGTGGTGCATCTGGCGCTGGTAAAACTTTTGCCTTGGGAACGTTACCACAAGAAGAGACATTAATCCTTGCTCTTGATCCGGGCATTTTAACACTTAAAGATAAAAACATAGACGTTTGGAAAATAGAAACCGTTGATGATCTTGGCGTTGCCTATGGCGAACTAAAAGATGGCACTAAGTATAAATATGTCTGCATTGATAGTTTAACAGAGCTTAGCGAGATGATTTTTGCAAGCTTAAAGCCACAATTTACCAAGTCTCAAACCTTTGCTCTTTATGATGAGTTCAGCACAAAAATGGTTAAGTTTATAAAAGCCTTCAGGGACTTGACTGACTATCATATTTTTATGACTACCCTTCTTAAGGACAGCGATCATGGTCAAGTTATCGACGTAGCACAAAAGAGTCTTGGAAACAGATTGCCTGCCTATTTTGATTTTACATGGTTAGTAAAGTCTTTTGAAAAAGATGGTAACACATCGAGGGCGCTTGTAAGCGACAACTCTGTTTTGGAGTTCCTAAAAAGTAGGTCAAAAGCCGTTAACGAATATGAGAAAGTTAATTTAACAGATATCTGCAACAGAGTTATGGCAGATAATAACACAGGAGAAAAGTAATGAGTTTTGGATTTGATTTAACAAGTGTAGAGACAGAGCAAAATAACAGAGGACTGCTTCCTGCTGGTGACTACATTGCTAAGATTGAAAAGATTGAGCTAAAAACAAGCAAGAAAAACGAAGCTAACAAGTACCTTAATGTTCAATACAAGGTTTGTGATATGCCCAGCAGAAATGGTGCTGTTTTCTTTGATATCGTTAACATACACAACACTAACACAGATGCTCAAAACATAGGGAGGTCAAGACTTAAGTCAATGCTTCTTTCTAGCGGTGTGCCAGAAGATAAACTTGGCAGTGTTTCGCAAGAATACCTTGTAGGTAAAAAAGTAAAATGCACACTTGGTATTCAAAAAGATTCACAATATGGTGATAAAAACAGAGTTTTTCAAGTAACCAAGGCTGATAATGCTACAGTTGAAAGTTTTGAAAAAGACCCGACAAAACAAGCACCCGATTGGTTATAAATAACAACCCCTAGCACATGGGTTAAAATGTGCTACTCTTCTTCCTCATCTTCAAGATCAAACATTTCTTCATCAAAATAATCAGGGTCATTTAGAGGGACTAAGGCGGTGCCGTATGGCTCATACTCAATGGGCGTTCCAGTAAATGAGAGTGCTGTTAATAAGATGGCGTGGCTACTCTCCACAGTCGCACTCGATTGCTTCAACGAGTTCAATCGCCCACTTTGTCGCTTCCAGCGCCCCTGCTCGGTAAAAGCCAGTTTTGCTGGTTCCTTCTTTTTCGGATTGTTGCTCATGTTTCATTTTCATTTGTTCGAGTAACAGAATCACGTTCTCTTTCTTCATCGTCTTCCCCTTGAAAAAATTCTAAATTATATCTATGCCGTACCATTCTTTGTATGCTTCCCTGTATATGAGATTTCCGGCCTCTTCTGTTTTGCATCTTGCAAGATATACGATAACACCAAAGGTTTTAATTCTAACAATATAATTATTATCTCTTTTGTTATAGTAACAACCTTTAGCTTTGAATTTTTTATATTTTAACTGAGCGTTTGTAGCACTAGTAAACCATTGCAGATTGGTGTAATGGCTGTCCATTCTGTCTTGATTTATATGATCAACCTGCTCTAGGTTTTTAGGATTTGGTATAAATGCTTTAGCCACCAACCTGTGTATATAAAAACATCGATATTTACCATTTTTATAGAGCATTATCGACTTGTAGCCACAAACGGTGCCGCTGAACTCACAGGCAATAAGAACATTCACTTATAGCCCAACTCTTTAAGAATAACCGCTGCTCCCACCTCATTCGCCTTAATCCATGGCGCGGTTCCAAACCATTCCCGATACATATTCCTATATGATTCTGACGCTTCTTTTCTTGTTTTAAAATACCCAATATGAACTTCGCCTATCCCGTCGACATACAGCCTAGCTCTCCATGGCTTTTCTAAACTATAGGGACTACCATTAAATTTATCCACATTGTCCCTATAATTTAATTCTCTGGCCCACCTGCTGTTTTGCTTACCGTTGCACCACCTAAGGTTTTCCACATGATTATTTTCCTTATTGCCATCTATATGATCAACCTGATCGTAACAAGCAGGGTTTTCGATAAAGGCAATCGCCACCGCTCGGTGCGCCAAAAGGTTATACTGTTTTCCTGTCTCGGGATTTCTTATTATGTAGCCAACATACTGTCTTTTGTAGCCTGTTTTTTGAGGCTTTAAAAACTGTCTCTTGTGAAGCTTTCTTGTAACCTTTCCATGTCTAGACCTAAATGGCCTATACTCTTCTGGAACCTCTACTTTGCCATCAATATGAACGAGAAGATTTCTTCCGTTTATATTCAACCTTCTAATTGTAGTCAAAACCCAACTCCTTCAAAACCAAAGCAACACCACACTGCTTAGAAACAGCATTAGCATCATAGTAACCATCGTAGGTGTATTTCCCTTTCTTATAGTGATTACTAAAGCTCCAAAGATAGGGCGAGTGTGGCTTTCTAGGATCTCTTAAATACCCAAGGCCATTATTTCTTTCGCAGTAATAAAGAGCGTTAACTATAGTCCATTCCTTGGGTTGTTTTTTAATTGCAAGAGCATCTATTGCGGCTTCTTCCCAATCCCAATTAAGACCTTTTCCGCGACCGCGAGGGACAAGTCTAGTGCCAAACCTGTTAACACTTTTTAGCGATTCGCCGTTATGCAAAACTCTAGACCAGTCGCCAGCACCTTCCATTAAATGAAAACACCCGATAACCTCCCATGGTACGCCACTAACCTTTGAAACCTCTTTATATCTTGCTTCACCTTCTTTGATCTTTTTAACATACCAAGTGACAACACTTTTCTTTTCTGGCTTCACTCGCATTGTTGACCAAAGCCTAGAGTAATGATCTCTATAAACTCTAGGTGTAAACTCTCCAGCTTCAACACTTGGCCTTGGTGTTGGTGGTGACTTTTTTCTAAAAAACATTTTAACTCTATTCCACAACCTTCTAAACATATTAAAACTCCAGTTCTCTAAGCTCATAATAATCACCTTTGATGGTGTAAATTAGCACCCTATCATAAACAGCAATTATCTTTTTTATATCGTTTAAGTTCATATCCCGAAATTGGTTCCATGAAAGTTTTTTAGGCGGGTCAGTCTTGGGCTCATCTTTTAAGTTTTGTTTTTTCATTTACTTAAAACCTCAATCCCGCCCTCTAGTAGAATTATCTTTGCCATGAGGATAAGCCAGCCAATCACCGCCATCTTTATTAGAAACACCTTCATTAAAAAACCCCTCGATTTCGGATAAAGCTCTATCCAAATCATAAACCTTCCCCTTCACGCAATTGCATGAATAAATTGTTTCATCAATATCATTTTCGCTCATTCCACATCTGTTACAAAATCGCATGACCCGCATCCTTCCAATCCTCACAAGACTTACAAGTAGAGCAAACCCTCGTGTAGCGACCGACTGTTTTAAAATCTCTTGAACACTTAAGGCAAGTTCTAGAAAATGATTCTTCAACTGGGTACTTGGTAGCAATGTCCATTTTCTCTTGCCAGTTTTTACCATAGCGCCTTTTTAAAATTGGCACTAATTGGTCATAGGTAAAATAATTATGATTATACTTATATCTAGTTTTCATTGAGTCTCTTTAAATTTAGTTGATTTGCTCGAATGGATAAAACTCTAGCTAGATTTTTTAATGAAGTAAATAGGGCTCTATCTCTACGTAAATACTGCCAGATTCACCATATCTTTTTGCAGCGCAAAAGGAAACTATTTGAGAGTCGTCCTCGTAAGCTATCTTATTAAGGGCGTCCTCTAGAGACTTTACCATATTTGATGTATCGGGCTTTACTGTGGGGTGCTCTCTCTTGACTGTTTTTGGTCTTTTGATGGTAAAAACTACAGTCATCTTTAAAGCGCCCCTTATAGGGCCATTTTTGTACTGCTCTCTCGCCAATGCCTTAACGTGGGCTTCAAAGTCCTTGGTTTTCTTAGGCGTGTATGTGCGCCCTTTGGCGAAGCGTGGGCGTCCTTTGGCAACTGGATCAATGGGAAAGTTGAATACAATCATAAAAAAGAGGGGCAATTACTGCCAATCCGTTGACTCATTACCCCTCAACTTTTTCAAGGGTCTACAGAGTTAACCGTAGGGTTAAATTATCCGTAAATTAAAATGATAATGCAAATGGGGGCCAGTGCCATGATCCACATTATCGCCCACAGTCTTAAGAAGCTCATCAATTCCTGCTTGTCTTTTTCAGTCATTTCTGTCTCTTCTTTTTCGTGAGATGTCTTTTAGCACAGGTTTTATTTTGACAAGCCATGTCTCAAGTGGGAATGCTACAAGGTTTTCAGGCAACTCGCTCCACTTCACAAGGGCTGGATCCTTTACCCATTCGCCCATTTGTTCAGGCCCTAGCTTATAGTTGAAAGATTTTTGACCCTTTGCCACAGTTAAAAACTTAGTACTTATAACATAAACAGGCTGGGGCTCTCTTATTACCGCTTGTGAGCAACTAGACACGCTTAACAGCATCAAGCCAATCTTTAACATCTTTAGCATCTAACACCTTCTTGTAAACGACAGCACCTTTTAAAACATCACCTTGAAAACCAACCTCGCGAAATAGGGGTTCTATCAACTTATCGTCTGCCTTTTCCAAAATGTGATCTGCCAATAAACCTATAATCCAAGCTTTGAAACCGCTTAGCCTTAGAGTTGAGACGATAAAATTTTCTATTACTTTTGTTCGAAGAATCTTTAAAAGATTGTTTTGAACTTCTGGTTTTGAGATGGCGGCCAGAACGACCGCCAATATTTTTTTCATTAGAGATTTATGTCAATCTCGTCAATCATTTTTCTAAGCGTTGATTCACCTGCCATCACAAGCATATCATCAATTGAGTTTTCTGTTTTACTAACAGCAAGCTTGATAACGTCAACGAGAGCACCGCCAACTTTCTTAGAGAGCATTTCAAGGAGCTTTTCTGCCTCTTCCTCATTAAGACCGTTAGCTTTTACAATGTCGATAATTTCCTGTTTTTCTAGTTTCATTTCTTACCACCTAGTTTATTAAGTTTTCGTGCCCATTCGCACTTTTTACCTTCAAATTTTTCTACCTTACACTCATCGTAAAGGCGCTGTGACTCTAGCCCCATGCCTCCAAACATCAATGCTAATACGATAAACAAACCCATAATAATCCCCTATGAAATTTCGTTATATTCTTCTGCGTGCCAGTAGCTAACTGCCGTGCCGCCTATATTAGCCGTTGTCGTATTTTTCTGATTAATGAATATTTCCCCACGACAGCGTACAGACGCAACGATACTAGCCCCGCCACCTGTGTTTACAGATACCGTGCAAGAACTCTCTCCCGCTAATGATGCGATTTGAGGCGAACCTGTGTTGTTTAGATTTGAATCGCTAGCAGCGGTATTTGAGAAGGTTACAACGTCACCGGAATTTAACCACAATTCAAACTTCTCACTTTCTCGCCCTGGCTTATAGTCATACACGTCGCCGCCGCTTACAACCGTTGTCCAATCGGCCTCATCAAAGTATGCGGTAACATCAAGGCTTATTTTCAACCTAGCAAACTTACCGCTTGGAACAGTGTAGGTTCCGCTGCCCTGCTGTGTTGATGCTGGTCTGTTGTCAAATGGGATAAAAAAGTTATTTGCCATTAGGTTGGTTCTCCTATTAGATAAATCTGAAAACGGCTCAACCCTGTTGGTAGGGAGCTTATGTCGAATCTTAAATAGTCACCTTCAGTTACGCTTTTAACACCGTTATCTAAAACAGCGTTATTAGATTCTGAATAACTAGCTGCCACAGACAGATCGAGACTTGGCTCTGTTGTAAACAAGCTTGATGAGCTAGCAAAATCAGGGCTTGAAGCAACTTGTACATCTAAAGATAGTGTGCCAGTTGTAATGCTTCCCTTGTCAAAAATAGCAATCTTAGCATCTGTAATGTCATAACTTGCCTCGACCCTATGAAAAAACAATCCAGTTGCGGATGCGTATGTGGCAGCATTAAGAACGGTTCCATTAAAGAAGCGAATCTTATTCGCTGCAGCTTCGACAGTTAAGAGCCTGCTGTTTAAGTCATCTTGGTTTAGTTTAAGAGTTTGAAAAAGCTCTTTTTTTATGGCCTTTCCTACTTCATAAAGTGTGCTCGATAAACTACTAAATGCCATAATTATCCTATTAGCTGACTGTTTAGCTCGGTGTCTGAGGTGATATCAGGCACCAGCAAATCATCGTCACAAACATAACCGTTTAAAATTTTCTCACCATCGGTAGCGCTTGTAAAATCGCTAGCGGTGTTGGCGGTTACAGCAGGATTTCTATTGAAGGCGTTACCCACATCAATAAGCTCTAATTGGGCACCATCACCATCTCTTCTGATGCTATTAACTACCACTACCTTTTGCCTATCATTGCTACCAAATCGCTTATAAAGCCTATCAAGGCTTAGGTTTATCTTGTCGCCTAACCCTTTTATTGCCAGGTTAAGTTTGCCTTTTATCTTGACCACTGACTGACTGAGTGAGTTGTGAAAAGCATACCTTTGAGCTATGTTTTCTGCGTCTGATGCATTGAATAAATAAATATCTATGTCAAGCTCTGATCTTATGCCGACAAAAGAATCAACAAAACTAGAAGTGTAGTCGTAAAACTCTGCTGTTTTTTCGCCCTCAAAGAAGTCATAGAAGTGTTGATATCTAGCGTTTACTTTTCTAATGATGTTGTTTTTTGTGCTTACAGTGTAGTCACCAATTATATCATCATCTCTAAGTGTTTCCATATCTGTGGGCCTTTCTGTTGAAAGGACTTGGTACTTATAGTTGAAATCAGAGTCAAATGTTAGTGACCCAAAAACACTTTGATTAATTTCGCTTATTACGCTTTTTACCGTGGGAATATCGCCGCCAATCTTTTTAGGGATTATGTAGCTTAGATTATAGTCGGCCTCTTGGTCTGCTTGGGTAAAAGAGGCGGTATTTAAATCGGTTGTCCCTACGTCATTACTTAAAAGATGATTGACGGCATCACTTGCCGTTCTTAACCAGTTACCACTATCCTCAAAACCAATACAGTTAACAGTTACAACAGAGTCATCACCTAACAGCGTAACATTTTTCTTTTTAGCGGTGCCAGATGTTGTTGAGCCCGCATAAGCAACCCTTAAGGTTAGAGAATCTTCTTGAACGTCTAGTATTTCATACCAAACAGCGTGTGTTATATCATCACTTAAAATCCAATCCCTAGACTGAACCTCATTTCTTAGGTCAACACCTGTGGCAGTAACGTCCCTAGAGCCATTTGTAAAAGTAAGCGTGCCCGCTACAGTTCTTCTTTTGGCAACATTGAACTCTGCATTATCATCAAGCACCAGTATTGCATTAAAAGCAGTGTTTGTTATAGTCCAATCTCTATTAACAAATATTTCCCTTGATCCTATATATGCTTTGCTTAATGGGCTCTTGCTTACAGAGTCGCCGCCAGAAGGAACGCCTCCCTGAAGGTTCGCCTCTAGTACAATTTGATTGCCGCTTATTCTTTTTATAAACGCCTCTTCTCCGTCAATCTCGATAAGATCGCCTGCAAAAAAGTCACTACCGTCAACAACTGAAAATCTATTTGGCTGTGTTCCGGTGTCAACTGTTGTGCTCGGTGCTCTTAGCTTGTGTCCTGCTATATGCCATTTTCTATTTTTCTTTCTATAGGGTCTGTCTGGATTGTTAATAGCACCAGAGCTTAAGGGTATTGTAACCTCAAGCTCATCAGTTGTTGTGATTTGCGTGTCACTATCGACACTTTCAACGCCAATTTCTATATCCTCAAACTCACCAGAAACTATAAGGGTGTCACCAGGGCTTACCTCATCGAGAAAACTAGTGCCTGCACCAGTTATTGTTGTTGATGTTGCTGTCCCGCTAATAGTGCCAGTTATGGCAAACCCATTTAGGATTGCATCGGTTGGGACACACCTTGCTTGTTTGACTTGGCCGTAAATCCTGCGCTTAGGTGTATTTAAATAGGTGTCTGGCACGCTACCATCAAGAGGGGTAAATCTGTTTAAATTAACGGGCTCTCTAAGTTTGAAAAACTCATCCTTGCATCTAAAGCCTACGTTAGATGTTGAAACTGTTTTATCTTCAATTATACCTCTAAAGAGCATTCTTTTTTCTGACAAAGCAATTGAGGGCGACCAAGAAAAAACCTTAACGGATTTGTTTTCAAAAACCAGCTTATCTATAAACTCATCAAAGTGACCATCTGTGTTTGCCATCCTTAAGCTGGTGCTAGACTCAAGAGCAACACCTATTTGTTCTTCATCTAAAGAGAATGAAACGCTGCCACCATTTGTAACTCTGCCATCGTACAAAACATCATTTCCACTAGCTGTTAAGTCATGGGGTAAAACAATTGGAGCATTGGCATAAAAAAGCCTGTATGTTGCAATTATCTGTTTTGTGTTCGGGTCAGTGTCGTCACTGGTATTTATATAGACCTCACCAGCTTCGGCATCAAAAAACCATTCGCCAGTTGTCACAGATGCGCTTGATGCCTCTGTTAAAGAAGTCGTGCCTTCTTTAATGTCAATGCAGTAATGAGAGACTGACCTTTTATAAATTGAGCCGCTAACGTTAGTCCATATGAGCAATTGCTCAACAGGCTCGACCCAAACTAGAGTCAGCTTTGTTGATCTTGTTTTACTTGCTAGTGTTGTATAACTCAATTAATTACTTCTTTTTCTTTTTGGTTTTTTTCTTCTTTTTCTTTTTATTATCGTAGCTCATTTCAACCTCTCAATTAAAAGGGACTTAATCTCCCTCAGCTCATTTTCAATTCTTCCTAGGTCACGTTGTAACACTTTGTCTCTTTCAAGTTCCTGCGTTTCAAGCTTTACCATGCGTGTTTGCAACTGGTGTATTTCTGCGCTGACTTCTGAGACAATCCCATAACCTACAGGGGCAAGCCCGACAATCATTGTGCCGAGTGCCGTTGCCGCTGTAGTTTTCTTGAGCTTGTCCTTTAAGTCCATACTATCTTACCTTTGTGATTGAGCATTGGGAGTAAACTTCATTCTCACTAAAGCCTGTGGCAATCCCTAGCCCCTGAGTAGCCTTTGTTGTAACAACCTGATACTGAAGCAAAAAGTCCTTAGGCGAGGTAATTGTAATCTTGCCCATTATTTCAGGTGTAATGTAATCGTCTGCTTCTCCTGCTACCGAGGTTTCCCCCACTATTGCCGTTAAAGCATCAGTGCTGTTATAGAGCCTCACTTTTGTTGAGTTTACTACACCTCTGAAAGGTGCTTTACAATTTACGTTATATGCTCCGGCTTCTATAGTTATTGTATTAGATGCCAAGGACAAGAAAGAACAATCACCTTCTAAGGTGTTTAAATCTCTTGCCCTCCAAGCTCCACTTGTCGCTGTCCCGCCATTAGTCCCACTCGACTTAACGTCCTTAACATAGCAAGTCGGTTGGGCAAAACTTCCGAGATAGACACCCGTGTCTGGGTACTCTTCGACGATGTTGAGGTAGTGCTCAACGGTATTTGAGGTATCAAGTGTTCCAGATGCCTCAGATCTAATAGATAGAACATCGCCTTTTGCAAACTCACCTCTTGATGACAAATATCTAGCAGTAGGCTTGCTTGATGTGTAGCCTGTTTCTAAGTTGGCATAAAGGGTGCCGTTTTTATAAAGGGCAAGCTCCCTAGTAGAGGCAGTGGTAAAATGAACTCCGGCAGATATGTCTATTTTGCTATTGCTCTCCTGCACAGTATAGCTATCACCGTCCCACGCACTAGCTGTGTCAGTCACCTCTATAAAGTCTATATCGGTAGCGCTTGCAGTAAGCGAGGTTCCTGCGTTGTTTTCACCACGAACCCAATTCCCCCGAAGATTTGCAACGTCAACAGTGTAAACTTTGTCAGTTTCTTTTATGTAGTCGGTGCCTCTTTTGCTGCAGAATATCTGATAGTCGATATCAAATAAGGTGCCACTGGTTGCCCTAGTCTCTACCTGAACACTGGTGTTTGTAACAGTTAAAGGCTCAGCCAATCTATTTAAGGAGCCACCAGTAGATGCAAAGCAATTCATGGGGTCGCCAGATATACCAGAGTTAATGGTTGTTGTAGTCGTGCCAAGGCTATTCCTAGTGCAAGTTCCTAGCCATTCAACATTTTCGCTGTCGGTTACTACTGAGCAAGTTGTGCCGTTGTTTGTTATCTTAGCACTAAAATGATTCTCCACACTCGCCGAATCTGTGCGGTTTTTCACCACGACGCCTTGGGCGGTGTCTGACCAGCCAGCTATAGGGACTTTTGCCTTAAAACTAATTCTCGTTCCGCTATTACAAACAGCGTTAGCATTTCTTTTTGAAAATACTGGGCCGCCGGAGCCATTAGTTGTGTCTGTTAAATAAATGAGACTAGAACTTGTTGATGTGTCTACAAAAGCCTTCCAAGAGATATTTGCCGCACTAAACAATTGATTACTTGCACCTGTGCCGGATTGACTCGCACTGCCAACCTCGGAATCAAAGTCAGTTAAAATACTGGAATCAAGTGAATAACCAGAGGGCAAAGAAACTGCCATAGGGTTTGCCGTGACTGTGCCAGTATCAAACGTGCCCTCTATGACCATATCTTGGCCGTCCCTTCTCCAACTAATGTTAACAGCAGTAGGTGTTCCAAAACCAGAGAAGGTTGGTGTATAGCTCTGCCACTCGCTACTCGCATAGATATCCGTAGGGGTTAAGGGGTCAATCGTAATTTCAACGTCATCAACCTCCAAGACCTCATCGGCATTGGGGGTTAAAATTTCTATGTCCAAATCCACCGAAACAGTTGAGCTTGTAGAAAAATAGCCACAATGCTTTTTAGCGGTAGAGGATTTTTCAACTAATACCTGTACGAGATCAGAGCCACCCGACTCAATGTTAACCGCTACCTCGTTGTCGTTACCGGTGTATGTAGCTTCAAAACAAACTTCTACCAGGTTTTTAGCTTGAGCTTTAACAGGCAGATTAACGGTTGGCCCTGCACATTTTATCCCTACTGTCGGGGGTGTTGCGCCTTGAGTGAAAGTAATAGAGGTGTCATCGTTCAACGGTGTACTAGTGTCATCGGCAGCGGTTAAGTTTGTTCCACAAGTAAAATCAGAAGAACTTACTTGCCCTTCAAAATCTTCTTGGTAAACAATGTCTAATGATCCACCGCCACCACCTGCAACAATACCCCATGCACCAGCGGCATAAATGTTTAATTGATCTGTGTCAGTATTGAAAACGCAATCCCCACTTGTGGGCGTGGCAAGCACATCTCTCTGTGCCTCTGTCATTTTGGGGCAAGGAATTGAGCTGTTACTAGTCGTGGTTACTGTGAATCTGTTTTGAATATCGGTTGAGCCAGTAAGGGTTTTGTTGCCTGCTACACTTTGAGCTGTCGTAAGATCAACAAAGTTTTGCGTTGCCGAACCTGTCCCGCCATTTGCTAAAGGTAAAATGCCAGTTACTTCACTGGTTAGGTCTGCTTGACCAGCACTAACAACACCACTAGCGGCTTTTAATAAGCCATTGTATGTGTCAAAAACAATGTCACCAGTGCCATCTCTAGAGAGAGTCAGATCACCATTTGTTACTGAAGGTGTTAGTGTGTCAACTTTGAGCGTCTTTGCGTTAGCCGTTAAAAGACTAAGGCTCAAAAGAAGCGTTTTCAACCCAAGCGCCATTTTCATAAATTCTTACCTTATCTGTTGTTGTGTTGTAGTATGCGTCACCATCTTCTGCTGTGCCGTTTGCTGTGACATATGCAGCATCGTTGGCATAAGACTTAAAACCCGTCGCTTCAACATCACCTGTGTCTGGTGCTGAAGCACTGGTAAAACCATCAGGAAAATCAATAATACGGCTCATAAATACCCCGCTAATTGTTTAGTAAATAGGTAAACACCAAAAGGGTTTTCAAAATCATTACCTGGTGACGCTGTGGTGTCAATAAAAGCGTCAAGGTATGGCCTAATCCATGCTAGGTAAGCCGATTCTGAAAACGTGTAACCACTTGCTGACAACTCAATATCGTATGTGCCAGGACTCAGTGGTGTATTATTAAAGCTTACAGGCTTCCACCCATAAGCATAATTATCCGTAGTATCTAAGTCTGTCTTAAAGTCTGCACTAGTAAATGTGTTACTTACTAGCGTTGTAGCACCGTCTTTGATTGAAAGAGTAAAGGTC